TACGGCAAGCCGCACGAGTACGACAAAGACTTTTTCTGAAAATAACCGTTGTCTTTTTATAAAAAACACTCTATAAGAAATTATAGAGTGAAGAAAAGGACAATGGATATGCAGGTTAAAGTTTCTATGAGCGGTTCGGCTTTCACACTCAAGACTGGCTGGCCTTGGACTGCCGGTCTTTCGCCTTCACGTCACAAAGAAACTCACAATCTTCGTCACGAAGATGGACGTTGGCATTTCGATTTCGACGGTGTGTCGTATTCTGCTAAGCAGGTTTCTCCTCACCTCAAGGATGTTCAGACCATCCGTGAATATTGATCGTTGACCTTTTTATTAAAATAACCTATAAAGAATTATAGAGTGAAGAAAAGGAAGATTGAGATGACTGCTCCTAAGACTGTTCTCGTTGGTGACCGCGTCCGTTACGAATCTGCTGCTGGTACGATCCGCGGCGAAGTCGTCAAGATCATGCAGGATAGGAATGCGGCTGGGGATATGATCGACTGGATCTATGTCGAATATTACAACGACAAGTCGCCTTCGAAGACTTCAATTACTCGTCTGGCCAACACGGCGCTTGCGATGATGAAGTTCGTTGTTACGTTCCGTGATGTGGAGATCCAGATCGCTCGTGGGGAAAAATAACTGTTGACCTTTTTATGAAAATGTACTATAAAGAATTATAGAGGAAAAAAGGAATTGAGATGACTATTAATGAATTGATCGCACAGCTTGAAACTATCCGCGCCGAGTATGGGGATATTGAAGTGTTGCAGGATGCAAATATGGATGAAATTGTTGGCATTGGTTATGCAAATGTTCGTATTGCGGAAGATGGTGAATTTCCTGATGATTGGAATATGCCAGAAGGCTTCACTTTTGTTGAATTGGGTCGTTAAGGAGAATATATTATGGATAAACGTTCAACTGCTCTGTTTTTCATCAATGAGCTTCGCTTTGATGGTGCTAAGCGCAAGGAAATCGTAGAGGCTCTCGTTCAAGAGCTTTCGATCTCTAAGGCTAACGCTAGCTACTACATCGATCGCGTCGCTAAGTCAGCTTAAGGAGATTTAATATGTGGGTTCTTATTGTTGCACAAGTGTTGATACTAGGTCTTTGCCTGGCTCATATCGTGCGTATTCAATTTCTTGGGAAGGCTGTTCGGTCCGAACTTCGAAAGGTATCGGACAAGCGTCTGGATGTTATTGCCGATGGTGGTAGCTGGGAAACGGTTTGTACACACAAATACCCGGACATCAACCAGAGCTACAAGAATCTCAAGTGGTACAAGCCATGGGAACGTCCATCAACCCTCGTAGTCTTTGATAAGGAATAATAATGCTAATTCAAACTCCAGCCCAACCTAACGACACAGTCACGATTAAAGTGCTGGGTGGTGAGGAGATTATCGGTCGTCTCGTCGAACAAAACGATGCATCGATCACTCTCCACAAACCTCTTGCTATCATGATGGGTCCACAGGGGTTCGGTCTAGGACCGTTCATAATGTCTGCAGCCCAAACGACGGAAGCTGTTATCAGCAAGACTCATATCATCACCATCGTTAAGACTGATAAACAAGTTGCTGATCAGTACATAAAGCAAACCACAGGTCTTCACCTCGTATAAGGATTTATTAATGCTAATTGAACACCGCTCGCTAATCACAGGAGTCCTCCGTACTCTCAACCTTCCTATTACAGAGGAGCAAATTGAGAAATGGGAAAGTGGAGCATTCGCTCAAGATGCATTTCCAAACTTGACGCCATCATTGCAAAAGTTCCTCACATCAGGAGCTACGAGTACTAATCCGACTTTTTGAGTTGACCTTTTTATTAAAATTATGTATATTGAATTTCCATACTAAGGAGATATAATATGAATCAACGTGCTGGTAAGACTCATAGTGCAGCTGCTACAGATAACCGTCAGATGGTCGATCTCGCTGCCTTGATCAAGTTTGTTTCGGCTGCTCGTGTAGCGCTGGAACAAGAGGGGGAAGAGGATTCTGCTCTTCGGTTTGAGTTGTTCGAAGACTTCCTTCGTAACGACGTAGCTAACGGTAAGCCTTTCGGGTTTACTTACAAGGCGTTGGGTCTGTGACGACACACATAGAATTCGTGAAGCATCAGCGAACGAAATACGGCCGTACTGACTACACATTTTTAGACCGCCATACGAGCGAAGAGATCGCGTTCGGATCTTATAATAATGAAGGGGACTTTGTCGTTCTTAGTCTCCGTGAAGGTGGTACTGATATGTACGTTAGTGCGGCTGTAGCCTGGATAGCACTAAACAGAAAGCTGATAGATGAATATGGTTACTAAGCGACAGAAAATTGCAGCTACTGTATTTGAGGTCGTCTGCGTATGGCCATTGCTCTTGCTTGTGTTAGTGGCATTGACTGTTATTTTTCTTGCCCTTTTACCTTATATACTGTATGCTATGGCTAGGAAACGTTGGTGGATGACAGACTACCAACGAACAATGCTAGAAGCAGAAGCCGCTAGAAAAAACAGCTGGGACGATTAATCCAATAACAAAGGAATATATTATGACTAAGATTAGTGTTGAATTAGATAGTGAAGTTATCGATAACATTGTTCAGGCGCAGCTTGTCGATACCTGGGCAAATCTCAAGCAAGACCTTGGCGCTGGTAGAAATATCTTTGTATGGGGCGATCCGGAAGCGGATGACGCCGAGATCCAACGTCACCTCGATGCTCTCGAGCTTCTGCTAACGTGGTATTCGACTCCCGAACAGCTTAAGGTGCTTGGCCTTGAATCCGAATCCTAATTGCGAGAAGGACTGCCGGTTTCGTGTCAGTGACGGTTGGACTACGTGTATGTACTTTCAGCCAGTCTACGACAAGCATGGCAACAATGTCAATCCTGATGGTAATACCACTACAGGGGAGATCCAGTGTAATGTTTGCAACCGCTGGTGGCAGTACAAAACACAGTATAGTAAAACAACGTTCACGGAAATGACAGGATGAACATCTTCTACCTTGATGAAGATCCTAGGCAGTGTGCCGAATGGATGGTCGACAAGCATGTAGTCAAGATGATCCTCGAGACTGCACAGCTACTATCAACTGCTCATCGTTTGATTGATGGGGAAGAAGTTGTTGTAGAACTACGGCATCAAGAAACAGGAAAGATCAAGAAGAAAAATGTGTGGATCCTGCCCGACGACCGCAATGACCTTATTTACGCTTGCACACACCGCAACCACCCCAGTGCTATATGGTGTCGAGAGTCAGTTGAGAACTACAACTGGTTGGTCGACCATCTCCACGCTCTGGGACAAGAGTATACCTACAGATATGGAAAGAAACATGCAACGATTGAGAAATGCTTTTATCAACTCCAATCCCCTCCTTTTGGGCTCCGTACTTGGGATTGGAGCCAGCCTCCTTCTGCGATGGACAGGGCTTATATAATCTCTGACGATCCCATCGTCAACTATCGTAACTATTATAAGCACGGTAAGGCGAATCTTCACGCGTGGAAGAATAGAGAAGCGCCGTCTTGGATATTATAAATATGTTGTACGCTACAACTATAATATAATCTCTATGGAGTAAAAAAATGTCAATTATGGATAAGTACATGTCCTTCATTTCGGAGCAAGTTCGTAAAGAGCGGGTATTGGGTATTCAACCAGTTAATGAGGATCTTGAAAAACACCTTGCAAAGGCTAGTACGCTCGAGTATACTCCACGGGTTGGTTACAACTCTAAGCATGAATTCACATCTCCGCATGACCACCAAACAATCATAAAGAAGTATAGGGAACATATCAAGAAGACTATTCCTGAAACCGGTGAGACACACTCCCGTCTTACGCGCCCTGATACATATACGCATAAAAGTGGTGACACACACGAAACGGATTTCAATTCGCACAACAACAACCTTGAAACCCGCGGACATAATGTTGTTCACTATATTAAAACAGAGCGGGTGAAGGATGGCTACCGTCATACAATTACCCAACATGAAAACGACGATAGACACTGATTTCAATTTCAAACATAACATCCGTGGAGTAAAAAATGTCCAACATCAATAAGTACACACAGTTCATCTCAGAACAAGTCCGCAAGGGCAACGTGGCTGGTCTGCGCACAGAAAGCGCAAAGCCAATCACAGAAGATAAGACCTACAGCATGGACTATGATGGCGAAGAAGAAGATACAAAGGGTGCAAAAGCTCTTGATAAGGCTCATGATCACTTCCAGAAGCAAGGCTATAAGATTAGCCACGAAGGTAGCGACGATCCTAAGCACAAAGAGCACAAGAATCCTGACGTAACATATCACTACGCCATGGGTGACGATATGCATCACGCTTTCACCGTTCACAAGAATGGCAAGGCAGCTAACGATCCTCACGTCAAGAAGCTCACAAAGCATCTTGAAGATGTAACGGAGCACACAGCACCTGATCTTGGAGCCGATAAACTAACAGAAGCTGTTATAACAGAAGCTGTTAACACCGATAAGTATAGCAAGTTTATTGCTGATCAAGCACGCGGAGAGCGTATTATTGGCCTTCGTTCACAAGTTAATGAAGCTAAAGACCCTCATGAGGACATGGAAAATGATGGCTGGCATCATTTCCATACCACACCAGAAGGGCACCACATCTACGCTCACGAAGAAACAGACCGTGGTGAGTCTCTACACTATGCCGTAAAGCATCCGGATGGTAAGGTAACGCACCACAGCATCGAGCATGCTGGTGAACCTGTTACATCTAAACAGATGAACTCTAAACAGGAATGGCATAATGTTAGCAAGCACGACATTCCTCATGACAGTGTTAGAAAAGTTATCCATAAAGATATTAAAGACGAAACATCTGATTATTAATATCTTTTAAAGTTAAAAAAGATAGAAGACCGGCTTTTGCCGGTCTTCCTTTGTCTGATAAATACACTGTAAAGGAGTTGAAGTGGCTACCCTTGTTAATAATAAGAAATATGGTGAGGGTCATCAGGTTGTGTTGAAAGCACCTGATAAGATTCCGCTTACATCTAGAAGTAAATTTGCTGCAGCTGGATACACAGCCGGCAAATCTATATTCTCTATAGTCACTAATATCAACAAAGTTAAGATTAGCAAAGTAATTGAGCTAGCCCCAGGTAAGGGTGTATTGTACTTAAAAGACGATAGAAATAACGTTATATCCATTAAAGGCTCTGATACATCAATCAATGGTACATTCAATCACCATTCTGATAATGCTAAATCTAATACAAACCTGCTTACAGAGATCAAAGAAAACAT